TTAGACAAGATTAATTGTAAAGAAAGATACATTCTGGCTGGCAATCACGATGAATGGTTAGATGCTTTTGTAGAAGAGAATCCGTATTTACCCGAATACTCTTTTAGAAAGGCATGTAAGTGGGATGAGAGAGGTTACAAGTACCTACGTTATAACGAAGTTCTAACATTGGGCAAGGCCAACTTTATTCACGGTGCTTATTGTGGATTGAACCACGCCAAGAAACACCTAGATGCTTATGGTGTTAATTTGATTTACGGACACACACATGACATACAAAGGTATTCAGCAACACGATTACAAGATGGCAACATCTCTGCTTGGTCGATGGGCTGTTTAAAGAACATGAGTGCTGAGAAGAACCGCTGGCTTAAAGGCAGATTACATAACTGGAATCACTCCTTTGGCATTATCACTTGGTTCAAGGACAACACTTTTCAGTTGGATGTAATTGACATTATTAAAGGCAAAGCCAATGTATATGGCGAGTTTATTAAAGGATAGGATATGACTTTTAGAGAAGCGATCAATGAAGTATTAATTAGATTGAGAGAAGAGACTATTGCTACCGACTGGTCAGGCAATATTAACGACTCTACAACCGTTACCGATTATCAGAAAGTGGTTGGTTCTTTGGTTAATGATTCAAAGCGCAGTATCGAGGGTTATCACGATTGGCTGGTCCTTAGAGAGACGGTCAGTGTATCAACCGTATCGGGTACTAAAAACTACAACCTAAACTCAGGTCAAGAGCTAAAGATTGTGGACGTTATTAACAACACCACAGGCACTAATTTAGTGCAAGTGACACGCCACTATATGAACAGCGTAAGATACCCTACAGACCCCACTGGTGAACCTCTATATTACGCTTTTAATGGGGCAGATTCCTCTAACAATTTAAAGCTGGATTTATCCCCTGTTCCTACCTCTGCTCAGACCCTCTCATTTGATATTGTGAAGTATCAGGATGACTTAAAAACCGCAAGCACCGTATTAAAAGTACCAAGTAAACCTGTTATCTTAGGTGCGTGGGCAAGGGCCATTGCAGAACGTGGTGAAGATGGTGGAACTCAAACAAGTGTTGCAGCTCAAGAGACAAGCGAGGCAGTTAAACAAGCCATCATGCTGGACTCTGGCAATGCACAATACGAATCTGACTGGTATGTTGCATAATGGCTAAACCTTTATCATACCAACCACTAGACAACATTGGTGTCAATGGGCTTAACACCCAAAGCAATCCATCAACCTTGGATGCTTCTTGGTTGACCAAGGCTGACAATGTGGTTTTGAGAGAGTCGGGTCGTATCTCTTTTAGAAAAGGCTTGAAACAACAAGTATTAAAAACCTCTGCAAAGATTGGTTCTTTAACAGAACATAACGATCAAGGCACAAATAAGATATTCGCAGCTTCAGGTACTTCAATCTACACCATTAACTTTACCACACCTGATACCGCCTTCCCTTCTTCTGGTGCTGATGTTAAACACACGGTTACAGGTGCAGGTTCAGACTGGCAGTTTGTCAACTTCAACAAGAGATTACACGTCTTTCAAACAGGCGTTGTACCTCAGAGATACGATGGCTCTCTAGGCTCAGGTTCGAAGTGGACAGCTCACGCAACCAAACCAGCAACCATTACAACCTTTGACCCTTCTTGTGGCATGGGTTTCTACGGTAGAGTTTGGGTGGGTGGTGTCAGCGAAGAAAAGAGTGTTGTGTTTCATTCAAATCTATTGGATGGTGATGATTGGACAGGTGGTGATGCCAGCTCAATAAACCTCAACAAAGTTTGGGGTAACGATGAGATTGTTGCACTAGCCCCCTTCTACGGTAAGTTGGTTGTCTTTGGTAAGAATAACATTGCGATCTACAACTCTCCAGATACGGTTGGTAGCCTAGCACTCGATGAAGTAATTAGAGGTGTTGGTTGTGTCTCCAGAGATTCCGTACAAGCCATTGCTGATGATTTAGTATTCCTTTCAAACACAGGATTACGCTCACTTGGTAGAACCACAGAGAAAGACAAACTTCCTCTCACAGATTATTCCGTCAACATTAAAGATACCTTGATTAGAAATATTGCCCAAAGTTCTATTGTCAAGTCTATTTATGTTGAGAGCGAGGGTATATACATAATGTCCTTTGTTGATAAGAACATTACGTATGTATTTGACTTTAAACACATCACCCCTAACGGTGTACCAAGGGTAACAACTTGGTCGTTTGATTCCGACAGAGAACCTGCAAGTATGGCCTATACCGTTCTTTATGGTTTGTTGGTTGGACAGCAAGAAGGCAGTATAGCTACCTATGAGGGTTACTTTGATGCGGATTATTCTGGCTCTAGTGTCTATGTCAACAACTCTTATACGAGTAGTTTCTCTACGATCTGGGTTAATCTAGGTCAGTCGGTAGCAGCTTCACTTCTCAAGCGATTGTTTATGGTGCTTGAGGGTGGTTCGGGTGCTACGATGGGTCTTAAATGGTACAAGGATTTTCTTTCTACACCGTCTAAAACAACTCAAATACTCCTTAACCCAACAACCACAGGCTCAACAGCTAAATGGGGAGCAACAGGCTCTTTATATGGGGCCAGTAAGTTCACCCCTATTTATGGATTGAATGAATACAAGACTTTTTTAACAGGGTCAGCTAAACACTTAAAGCTGGACATCGACATCGAAAGCAACGGCTATGACGCTGCTCTACAAAACTTAACAATACTACACAAGCAAGGAAAAATACGATGAGCAATTACACAATCGCAGTTGACTGGTCAGGTAAGAACGCTTTATCGGATTCAGACGCTGCCAAGATTATTTCAGGAACGGACTTTAATACAGAATTTACAACTGTACAAACAGCCATTAATTCCAAATCAAACCTGAATGGTAATTCAAGTGAGGACTTTGCCATCAACAATGGCACAGTCGCAGGTACATTAGCTATTACTGGAGTACCAACTGGACCTACACAATCAGCGGGTAATAATACTACACGATTGGCTACTACAGCATTTGTAACAACAGCAGTTGCAGCTTTAGATGCTGCTGCGATTAATGCTATAGTTTATCCAGTAGGCTCGATATATTTTAACGCAACAGTGGCTACTAACCCAGCGACACTTCTTGGGTTTGGTACTTGGGCGATATACGGAGCAGGTAAAGTAATGGTGGGTTTAGATGCTGGTGATACAGATTTTGATGCTGTTACTGATACTGGTGGTAGTAAGACACACACACTAACAATTGCTGAGATGCCAGCTCATACGCACACAAATTGGGCTTATCAATCGACTTTTAACCCAATTCGTACACACGAGTCAAAAGCGTATGCAGATACTAACAACCCTGCGAATTCCCCACCTTTAGCTGATACTGGCGGTGGTGGCGCACATAACAACTTACAACCATATGTGGTAATCCATATGTGGAAACGGACAGCATAGGAGAATATTATGGCAGTATCAAAACAAGACTATGAAAGACAAATGGCTAAGAGATATGCCTCAACAAGAACTGGAACTGGAACTCAGGATTACGGATATACAGGTACTGGCAACCAATCGAGGGGTAATAGATCAACCCAACAAGGTGGTTTTGATTTAGGCGGTCTACTAGGAATGCTTGGTGGTCGAGGTGGTGGTGGCTCAAGATACGCAGAAGAAGATTATCGCAGACAACAAGAATTAGACAAGAAAATATGGGAACGCTCTACCCCTGATATTACAGGTGTTGGTGGACAGGTACGTTGGGACAGAGATAAGAACATGATGACCTCAACCCTATCTCCAGAAATGCAAACCATCTATGATGATATGCTTAGAAGGCAAAGTGTCTTTGGAGGCCAAGTAGATGACCTTGCAGGTGGTGGTTGGAGGGATGCTAGAGACGAACTGTACCAAGACTCACTCAGGTCTTTTGAAATGGAAGATTCCAGAGCTGAAGCCAGACGATTAGAAAGACAACAAAACCAAGGTATGGGAGATTTTGCAGTAAATACAGAAAACTTTGGGGCTGGTCAAATACTTAACCAAAGAAACTTAGGTGCTTATAACAATGCTTTTGCTCAAAGCCAAGCATTAATAGACAGCAACCTAGCAAGACAACAAGGCGATATTAGCATGATGACTGGTCTTGGTGGTATAGCCAACTCAATGATGACCCAACCAACCCCGAACACTACTGGAAATATGGCAATGGAAAGTGAAGCCTCCACAGCATGGTCTGACCTACAAGCATTTGAAGCAAGAAAGAACTCAAAGAAAAAAAGTGATTTCTGGAAATCAATAGGAAGCAGCATTTTTGCATAGGAGAATATTATGGCATTAAATTTACCCAGCATGTTTGACACACAATACGCAATGGATAGGCAGATGGAAACTGATGCCATGGAAGCAGCAAGGGCTATGGGTGGTGGTAAACGAGGCGGAATGTACTACAACTCATCTCTTGGTGGAGATATGTATGGTCAAGGCTTAATGGCTCTATCAGGAATGATGGGCGGTTCACCTGACCCTAGAATAGCAAAGCAACAAGCTATTGCTGAGATTCAACAAAGATTCCCTAACCCAGATACTTATGAAGAGTTCATGGAGCTTTATAATGCTTTAAGATTGGGTGGGTACTACGATTATGCTGAACAAGCAATTAAGGCTGCTAATGATGTTAGAAGTTCTGAGCCTACTACAGGTAACAAATATGACATCACTAACACCATGAAAGACCTGCGAGATATTGCAAAAAATTTACTGCAATGTGACCTTAAAGACCCTGCGTGTTATAAAAAAGCAAACCAAGAGCTTATAGATAGAAAACGTAAAACCTCAGCAGAGTTTGGTTCTGATCGACAGGCTTTAGGACAGGCTGATGCACTTTTAAATGAACAAGAAAATGTCTATAAATTATCTGATTTAGCAGAAACTCAGTTAGCAACTATTGACCAATCAATTGCTATGCTTAATGAAGGATTGTGGACTGGTGTAGGTGGTGATTTTGTCACTTATGGAAAACAACTAGCATCAACATTTGGCTTTTCCGAGCCAGATTGGGCGGCTGGAGCCGAACAGTTCAAGGTAAATACAATGAAGGCTGTTATGTCTTGGATTTCTCAAACAAAGGGTGCAATATCAGAGAAGGAAATGAAACTGTTTGCTGATGCCGCCCCTGGTCTTGGTAAAACAGAAGCTGGTAACAGGTTAATCTTGAATACAATGAGAGAGGCCGCACTATTCCAACGCAGACTTGAAGATGAATATAATGATTGGATTAGAGCTACTTTAGACCCTACTTTAATTAAGTGGCGGGCGCACAGAAGAAACTGGACTAAAACCAATGGAATTAAAGCACCAACTGCTGCAGAAATTAAGGCTGCTCTTAGTGATACCAAACTACCGCCTAAAGTAAGCGATGACACTGAAATCATTATTGAGGTGGTAGAGTAATGCCTAAGTATAAATTAACAGACCCAATTTACGGTAGGGTTATTACCGTTGATCTTGATAAACCACCCACCGACGAGGATGCTAGGAAATACCTTACTCAAGCCTTTCCAGAGGACAAAGAATACACATTTTTAAATCTATCTCAAGATAAGCAGTATGTTTCAGATTTACGCTCTACCTGGGTAAATGAAGGCAATGAAGATTTTGCTGGCACAAATGAAGAGTTAGT